TCATTTTTTCTCTGTATTAGAGTGAAAAGGGATATCCAGAGATGGAGAAATTTTCACTTTCCTGTCGTAAATCAGCACCTGACTTTCGGTCTTATGACCGCTGAATAATTGTTTGTCTCTGCTTGATCCTTCATAGTCCGAAATGGCTTTTGCTTTCACATCATGAAAGGTTCCCGGCATTTCACGCCCGGCCTTAGCGCTTGCATCCTTCTTGGCATTATTCCACCAAGTGTTGAACGTCTTTTTATTCATTTTTCCGCCAGTTGGTCCAGGGAGCACATATCCGTTAGACATATCGCCAGGGAGCGTTTTGGCAAGATCAAGGGCGGCTCGAAGTCGCGGGTTCCATTCCTTAATTTGTTTCTTCCCGGTCTTGTTCTGCTCGATAAACACTCCTTCCGCCAAAACGTCAGACCAGCGCAGGTCGAACACGTCACCTTCACGAGCTGCGCATAGGTATGATATCTCCATCGCAACCTTAATTTCCGTTCTTCCAGCCGCGTAGATGGCGTAATAATCCTCGTCCTGAATGTAAAGATCCCTAGCTTTAATAGAGAATTTCCTGATCCCCTTACAGGGATTGCCTTTTACAAAACCACGCTCAAAACCCCACCCAAATACTCGGGACATGCTCGCCACTTCCTGGTTTGCCTGGCGTTTGCTGCTCATGCCCCGGCGATCCATGAAAATTCTTACCTGCTCGATCTTAATGTCATCGGCGCGCATTTTCCCAAACACAGCCAGAAGTTGCTTTTGGTGCTGGTTGTAATCAATCTGCGTACGCTGTGCCAGTTCGGTAAATGTGGGGCTGGAAAGAAACATGCCCCAAAGTTTTGCAAACGTCATGACATCATGGCGTTTCGCTTTTTCCTCTTCGTAGAGCATCCATAATTTGGAAATGCTGGTATCTCTGATTTTCCCCAGAGTAATGCTTAATTTTGTGCCCTTCGGTTTCCACACATAGCTATATTTATTTTTGGTGACCCTGGGTGGCAGGTGCATATCTTTTGGATCTTTTCGTGGTCGGCCCATTGATTGCGTCGTAGTTAGGTTCTGTTGCAACATATTCATCAACCTTAGGTAATTCATTAAAACCAGAAGCTAAGTTCCGGCGCAAAACGATCGGACGATTCCGCCCATCTGTGGTAAACGGAATGCCATGGCAGCGTAACTGACGTTGCTGATGCGTATAGCGCGAGTAGCCAGTGATTTCTGCAATTTCCTGAGGCGACAGCGTAAGTTCATGCATCGGTCATATCTCTTAATGACCGGCCAGAAAATGTTAACTGGCCGGCAGGTTAAATGGTGATATTTGAAAATCAGTTTTTAGTCAGGTGCTGCCAGATCGCCGAAACGTATTTCACCTGGTGAAGCGCGTCCGCCAATGAATTATGCTGCTCCCCTTCAAATGGGATTGCGTAACGCGGATTAATACCAACGGCACGGCCCAACTCAACAATTGTTCTGACATCCCGATCGTTCCAGAACGGGGTGGGGAAGGGGGTATCGGTCTGGACGAATGCCCGACGTAAAATCACATTGTCGTAAGTGGCTCCATTACCCCAAATCTGGACGGTGTCGCTGCTATTAGCGGAATTTTCCGCGATGAAATCAGCAAGAGATTCAACTGCCTCCAGTAGCCCTATGGCGTCATCACCGGTAATTGCTGCACGCGCTTCAGACGATTGCTTAAGCCACCAGATAATGGTGTCGGCGTCTGCCTGCCCGCCGAACGACATAGACGATGCCAGACTGACCGCCTGATAAAATTGAGCACCTATGCAGCTGGTGGCGGGATCGAAAAACACCGCGGCTATGGATACGATTGGGGCATTCGGGTTCGACCCCATGGCTTCGATATCTACCATCAGGTGGGTGAACAAAAGCTCATCATTTTGATGAACGGTATCGTTAATTAAGGTATCTGTTGATTCACCAGCTGAAGCTCTGCTTTTATTTGACACATCTGCTGTTTGGCTTTCCGGAACTTCAGCAGCAGCCGGGGTTTCATCACTGACAGCTTTTTCCATCTGCACATTATTGGCAGTCTCCAGCGTAGGTGTATGAGCGGTATTGCCGATAAGGCCGTCGATTGAGTACATGCCATCGCCAAGTCTTTTTACTTCAGGCTGTTCATTCATTTCACTCGCTGGCGAGTGGGTGGCTTCTGCTACCGCTTTACCTACAACCGCAAATTCAGTAGCAAGTTTATCGAGGCATTCAGCCGGTTCTGTGCCATGAATTACTCCGGCGACAACGGCTGCACTGTCGATCTGGCGTGCGGCTGCGATGGTTTCAGCAGTTGGCTTGTCGTGCTGATTTTCTGTCAGATTTGCATTGATATAGGTCTGTAAGCTGACCGGGAAGTTATGCACGTCCTCATTAGCGCTGCGGATTAGCGCAAAAATGGCTGCACGTGAAAAATCGAGGATACCCGGCGTTTTGCGTAGCGCTGCCGACCACTCTTTAAATGGACTTTCTTTTTTTGCGACTATGTCCTTCGCACGGCGGTGAACTGACACCGGAATGTTATAGATATCGAAATCCATCGGCAGGGTAGCGGCAGCAATTTCGACATCAAGTGTTTCAAGCGTATGGACATAACTACCATTTCGATCCGTCTCGTTTCCACCGCCAGCGTTAGCACCAGTATCTGTACGCTGTATAGCTGCCACACGTTTACCCGCGGCCCATTCCCTTATGAGGATCCCACGATCAATATGATGGGTGTTGGACCACGCCTGGATGAACTGAACCATGACTGCCAGTTCATAACGTTTTTCTTCAGGAAAAACTGACTTGATTGCACTGGTCAATTTCCACAGTTCATTGGTGGTCAAATTATCCACACCAGGGAGGCTGCGCGCTGCCAGCAAAAGATTTTGTACATGGCTGTTGTCGCAATCCATTTCCATGGCACCAATCTCAATACGCTGAGACTGCGTGACATGGTGTCGTAATTTGTCACTCAGGTACTGAGCGATAATCCGCTGTGGCAGGCGCAGACGTACAACGGGGTATTCTGTATTTTCATCATCATCAGAGGCAATATCAGAACCACCTTCAACTATCGGATGCGATGTTTCAGTAACGGGTTCCAGTTGCGGTGCCGGAATAACATCAGCTGGAGGAACTGGCGTATCGGTAGTGACATAGCCTGCTGATTTACCTCCATTTTCCTTATTATTTTCTGTCACCGCGCTGGCAATTTTCTTCCACGTAATACCATCTTCCGCCAGTTCGTAGCGATCGCACCATGTGGCGTCAAGTGCGCGTTCTTCTGGCAAATCATCAACGATTAGCCAGTTGGTTCGTACCGGCTGAAGGTAGTCAGCGCCGCGGCCAGTTTCGATATCAGCATCTTCGAGAATGTTTGCAATATCGCGTTCCGCACGGGAGTCGGATTTAGCCTGGAACCAGCAAAAGAGGTTTTTGGCATCCGCGGCTTTTGCTTTGGCTTTAATGAGATACGCATAGTTGTTCATTGCGTTTGGGCTCCTAAGGATTGTAAGATACCCGGCAGCTGATGTTCAGCCGCCTGCGGTTGGTCATTGGTCAAAACTCGTTTCCGGAAAGCTTTGGTCGGCTGACCGGGTACTTAACCCGCCTTGCGCGGGTTTTGTGCTTTATGCAGCCAGGCTATTTTCTTTTCTGCCGGATAGCTGCGTGACGGACACGCTGTCGAGTGCTTCCAGCACGGACTGAAATTCGCAATCGACGGGGATATTGGTTACTGCGCGGATCACAGACGCTACGCTTATATCTTCTTCTGACCGGGGCAGGGAATAACCACCACCAGGACCGCGAGCGCTGGTCACAATGCCGGCGGTGCGGAGTTTCGCGAAAATCTGCTCAAGGTAAGACTGGGACAATTTAACTTCGGTGCTCATCGCCTGTACGGTGATCGGTTCGCCACGATACAGGCGTTTCAGTGCAGCCACGACACGAACGGCGGCAATCACTCGTTTAAGTCCAAATTCCATCAGATCCTCCAGATAGACACTGGTCAAAGCTCGTTTAAAATCTCACTGCTGGCTGTTGGTCATCAGCCGTTCTGCGGTACGGAAGACACTCCCCCTTTACATGCTGCTCTGCCGCTGCCGCGTAACATTCGGCTTTGGTTTGATAAATGCCAATCGGCGTATCAAAACACTCACCGATAATGGCGCAGACAGTGATGACCAGATAAAAAAGAGAGCTCATTGCCTTAGCTCCGGATCCCCTTTTTGGGCAAGCAAGTAGCAAAATCTGCGAACTTTTGCTGCCAGCCAGCCGAGGCGAACTGCCTGACGGCCGGTGGCAACCCGTGCGAAATCAACCATATTTCACTCCTACAATCTGCGGGTTGTGACTTTGAAGCACTGCGTTTTGCCTGTAACGCTGGCAAGCGGAATGTGTAAGACCTGCTGCGCGTGATAAAAATTCATCCATCTCATCCGGTGTTTCGTATGCCGCCGGCAGCTACTTCGTGGGCGTCCTGCCTGGATGGGTAATGTCATTGCGTGTTAGTAATTAAACCTATTACGTGTTTATAAGTCAACACGTCATGTGTTTTATTTTCCGAGAATGGGTATTACGAGGAGGGGGATGGGATGCGGTACAAAAAAACCAGCCCGATGGCTGGTTTTATGTTGATTTTTTGCAGTTGTTATCGCTCGTCGCTGGATTTAAATCGCCCACGGAGATACCGCTCGACGTAATCGTCAATTTCTTTTAAGCGAATCTGGAACGTGTCAATCATTCTGTCCTGCTCGGCTTCCGGGAGTTGATCAAAAAGAGAAATCAACTTTCGATGCCTTGGTGTCAACCAGCTCTCCGTATGGTCTTCTCCAAAAATTAACTCCGCAGGGCTAATGCCAAGAGCATTTGAAATAGTCATGGCGTCATCAACGCCAATGTTTCTGCGACCAGCCTCGTAGTTACCTATACGCGACTGTACCCACCCGCACAATTCAGCGAGTTTTGCCTGCGAAATTCCTTTCTGTTCGCGGATCTGCTTCAGCCTTAAGGCAATCGAGGTGTTTATGTTCATTGCTGCTTTTTACCACGTAGCGTGTTTTTAAACAAAATACGTATCGTCTTGACTTTCTAACACGTCTTGTGTTTAATTCGGTTAAACATCAGACGTGAGGACAACATGAACAATATTGCCAGAGAGCGCCAAGCACTCGGGTTAACCCAAGAGCAACTGGCCAAACTGTTTGGTTGGCGACAATCCCGTATTTCCAATTATGAAAACGGCACTCGAAATCCAGGGCTGCCAGAGTGCCGGATGATCGTACAGAAGCTCAATGAGCTTGGGCGGCCCTGCACCTTGGATAGTGTATTTCCACCACTTAGCGGGGATTAACTATGCAAACGATCGGTATAACCCAGCTTAAACAACAGTCACATGTCGCTCTGAAATCAAAAAATCAGATTGAACCGCGGCGCCGCGACAACCTTAAACGCCTGAACGTAAGCAATGCCGTGCGTGAATGGGAAAAAACCATACCCGGCCAGGCTCAGGAAATGATCGCCAGGCTGGTGGCTGAAGAATGGCAGCGCACTGGTGGGCGCGGGATCACCGTCAACAAACTCAATCTGTTTCGCTATCTGCGCAACGATAACGGTTCTGAAAAATACAACGGGTACGTGATGCAACTGCTGCCAGTTATTGCAGCAGTGATGCCGATCGAGATCGCCCGTGAGTTTGGGTTGAGATCGGGAAAAACCGAAGCGGAGCTGGTGGCCAGTGCCATCAAAGAGTGTGGGGAAGCCCACCAGGCAAAGTTGATTGGCGCGCCGGTGCAGCGACTGGAAAAAGAAATATGGGAAGCCGCCACATCCCTTTACGCAATGCTGCCTCGCGAGATGTCCGAGCCAGCGCTTGCGCTGCTGAGTACGCTGGCCCCTCAGTGTTTTTGATACGAGTTTTGACCAATGACCATAACGTCCGGGCGACCGGGCATCAGGAGTAACCATGGCCGCGCTGCCTTACATGCAACTTTACATTGCTGATTACCTGGCGGACACCATGCATCTGTCCACTGAGGAGCATGGCGCGTATTTGCTTCTCATGTTCAATTACTGGCAAACGGGGCGGGCCATACCAAAAAACCGTCTGGAGAAAATTGCCCGCTTAAGTAACGACCGTTGGGTTGCCGTTGAACCATCGTTAAAAGAATTTTTTGCAGATAACGGTTCCGAGTGGGTTCACGAACGTATTGAGCGTGATCTTGAAGCGGTTCGATCCTCTATCAGCCAAAAGTCCGAGGCAGGAAAAGCATCAGCAAGAGCGAGAAAAGCCAAAAAACAAACGGGAGGTGAACGAGAAACTAACGAGCGTTCAACGGATGTTGAATCACCGTTAGAACAGGACACCAACGAGAATGTAACTAATAAAGATCCAGATATAGATACAGATCTAAAAGAAAACCCAGAGAGAGAGAGGGAGGGCGCGCAACAAGAATTTTTCCCACCATTCGGGAAATTTCCGATCACTGATGACTGGTTACCAAGTGCTGAATTTGTAGGTCAGGCGGCATTGTGGGGAATAAACCTCGGTGAGCAACCCGGATACACCGCTGTTGAGTTGCAGCAATTCCGCGATTACTGGAAATGCGAAGGGAAGGTTAAGCACCACATTCAGTGGGAACAGACTTTCGCAACCAGCCTGAAAGCATCACGTGCCAAAACCGCCGCACAGGCGCAAACCCCGCGCCGTCAGGCATCCTTTGGCGTTTCGACACCCGATACGGCGATCCCGCCGGGCTTCAGGGGGTAACGATGAAATCGACGAATGACATTCTTGGTCGTCTGCAGCGACTGATTCCGGCAGGCATTCAGCCGAAGTTTACCAGCGCTGCTGAGTTAATGGCCTGGCAGCAGGAGGAGGGGCGCAAGCGAGCAGCAGAGCTGGAAAAAGAGAATCAGCGCGCCCGTTCAGAGAAAATTTTTGGACGGTCTGGCATCTGCGATTTGCACCGGAATTGCACCTTCGCAAATTACCAGGTTAGCAACGACGGGCAAAAACACGCGCTGACGCTTGCAAAAAGTTATGCCCATAACTTCGGCAGCGGTTTCGCCAGCTTCGTTTTCAGCGGTGGCTGCGGTACCGGGAAAAATCATCTGGCTGCTGCCGTCGGCAACTACCTGCTGCAACGTGATCACACGGTGCTGGTGGTGACCGTTCCTGACCTGATGCTGCGCGCCCGCAAATGTTACGACGAAGGGCAATCCGAATCGGCATTGCTGGATGACCTGTGCAAGGTTGATTTGCTGGTGCTGGATGAGGTCGGCGTACAGCGCGACACCCGCAACGAGTGGGTATTGCTGAATCAAATTATCGATCGCCGCCTGGCGGCAATGAAACCTGTGGGGGTGCTGACCAACCTGAATTTTGACGAGTTATCGAAAATATTGGGTGAACGGGCAATGGACCGTTTGACCATGGATAACGGCATCTGGGTGAATTTTACCTGGGGGAGTTACCGCAAAAATGTGACTCATTTGCGGCTTGTTAAATAACTAAGACGAGTTTTGACCAATGACCAGACAAAAACGAGTAACCCAAATTGATCGCGTAGCAGTTTTCGTAGCGCAGAACCCCGGGTGTGTACTGGGTGACATCTGTGAAGCTTTCGACACTCCGGCAGGAACCACAGGGCATCAACTCAGGAAGCTGGTGACGCGCAATCTGTTAAGCCGTGAGCATAACGGTACGCAGTACACCTATGCAGCAATTCCCGGCGCGGATATTCCAGACATCGGGCTGGGTTTCGTGAGTGAAAAAGCGGATCCGAAAATTATGGGCGCGCAACTCGAGGAGGCGAAAGCGCTTGAGTTGCGCGGGTGCTGGAATCGCGCTGCAACGAAATACGCCGACATGATGGGACTGGCCCGCAATTCTCACGAAATCGCGTTTCTTTCGAAGCTTCGCGATAACTGCTTTCGGAAAGCTCAAAGCCGGAGAGTATCAGCATGTTGAAACCAAAACAGAAAGCCATCGTGGAATTCATCGAGGCTCACAAGGTCGCCACACCACGCCAGATTAGAACGCTGCTGGCGTGCGATATCCGCGAAGCATACGACCGCCTCAAACGCCTGCGCATGGCTGGCATCCTGAAAAACATCGGTAAGCCACTCCATCCTGAGTACCGGCTTGCGAAGCGCTGGCGGGCAAAGGTTAAAACGACTGAATGCCCTGTAGCGCCGCGGTCAGTGGCGGATATTTGCCGGGAGAAGTGGCAGGGGTATCAGGTACACAAAATTTTTGGGAGTGCGCGGGTATGAATACCAGTTACAAGGGCAAAGAGTTAGTAAGGGCGGGCCATGCATTTGCAGCGGCAATCGCAGCCGAAACCCCTCTCATTGAGATCGCGAAAATGGTCAGCAATCTTGCGAGTGCCCTGGATGTGCAGATAGTCCGTGCGCAGCAGCTGGCTGCGGAGAGCGCGGCACTGAAGTCGAACCTGATGTTTTGGGATGCAGAAGACCCGGAATCCCCATATGACCATCCAGACGAAATAGCCAGTGAATGCGAGATGGATTATGGCACAGAATTCACCGTCCAGGTTGCGGCAAGAATGCCTAACCGCGTATATCGCGTGGTTTCAGCGCTTGAGTACTCTACCGAAGTTGAACTGATAGAAGGAGGGGAAGTTAAAACGCCCTCCCTTGACGCTTTCCTTGCCTCCCTGCGTGCAGAAGGGGTTGATGGTGGAATTGAAAGGATCATGGTTCATGCGAACCATCAACATGCAGCGGTTGCTCAGGCCTTGCACATCCTCCGCATGTATTCCGCCCAGCTCCGCAGCCAGTCAGCACCATCACCAGAAGCCGCTGCTATCGCCCGCCAGTTTGAGCAGGTGAAGGGGGTGTAATCATGAGCAAAACACTTAAAGCCCGGTGCATTCGCCGCTGGGAAATTCGCTTCCGCGATATGTGCGATTCGAAAATAAGTGCGGTCTGGCACAAGCAAGATCTGCGCGGTTACATCCGTGACGCAGCGTTGACGACTGCCGATTGCATGGTTGACCGCATGGCGGAAGATAACGCGCGTGTTGATTTTTGCGGGTACGTTTACGGCTGGTCACCGGAATTTGCAGCCTGGTATAACGAGCGCCGCGAGCAGTACCGCAAAGAGGCCCTGGATTATCTCAACGAAGACGCCACAAACGACGAAATCGACGAAGAGATAGAAAGCGAAATTGACTGCTGGAATGACTGATATGAGTGACGCATTACTCGAGTACGCATATCGCCGCATCATTGAGCTGGAAAGTCTGCTGCTGGTGGATGTAGTCGAAACCGTATGGCCCGCAGAGGTGGGCCTTGTTTATTCACAGATCGAAAGCGCCGGTGATCTGCCTGCGCACCACCAGAACCGCCTGAAACATCACATCAATCGCATGTGGCTCGAAAAAATGCCGGTACCGGCAATCGTGGACGCTGCCCGCTCACTGGCCAGCGCGATGGAGAAATACGCGTGAAAGAAATCATCGTTGATAATTTTGCCGGTGGCGGCGGGGCGTCTACCGGGATTGAACTTGCTACAGGCCGCTGTGTGGATATCGCAATTAACCATGACCCGAACGCGGTGGCGATGCATACCACTAATCACCCGGCGACACTGCACTATTGCGAAAGCGTGTTTGATATTGATCCGCCTACTGCGACCGCTGGCCGCCCGGTTGGGCTGGCGTGGTTTTCGCCAGACTGCCGCCACTTCTCTAAAGCGAAGGGCGCAAAGCCGGTTGAAAAAGCGATTCGCGGTCTGGCATGGATTGTCATTCGCTGGGCGCTTTCTGTGCGACCGCGCGTAATGATGCTGGAGAATGTCGAAGAGTTTCGCACCTGGGGGCCACTGCTGGCGGCGGAAATGCGCCCTGACCCGTCGCGCATCGGTGAAACGTTCGCGGCGTTTGTCGGCATGCTGAGTACCGGCATCGCCGCCGATCACCCGGCGCTGGTCGAATGCTGCGAGTTTTTGAATATTGAACCCGAAAGCGCGCTGGCGGCGCAGCTGGTGGCCGGGCTTGGCTATGCGGTGGATCATCGGGAGCTACGCGCATGCGATTACGGTGCGCCGACAATCCGCAAACGCTTTTTTATGGTTATGCGCTGCGACGGCAAGCCGATCACCTGGCCGGAACAAACCCACGGCGATCCGAAATCACCAGCAGTGCAGGCCGGCGCGTTGAAGCCGTGGCGAACGGCGGCGGAATGTATCGACTGGTCTATCCCGTGCCCGTCGATTTTTGACCGCAAGAAGCCACTGGCGGAAAACACGCTTAAGCGCATCGCGCGCGGCATCCAGCGGTTTGTTATCGACAGCCCGTCGCCGTTTATCGTGAAGTGCAACCACACCAGCACGAAATCGCATTATGACTGCTTCCGTGGCCAACCGCTTAATGAACCTCTACAGACCATTACGAAAACCCATGGATATGCCGTCGCTGTACCGCATCTGACAAAGTTTCGCACTGGCGCCACCGGGCAGGAAGTTACTGAACCGGTTCCGACAGTCACCGCGGGCACGTCATCGCGCCCGGGCGGGAATGGTCATGCGCTGGGCATGGTGCATGCTGAGCTGGCACCATTTCTGGCCGGGAACGGCGGCAGCGAATACCAGGCGAAGCCGAGGCCGCTTGATAAACCAGCACACACCATCCTGAAAGAATCCCGCTCCTGTGTAGTCGCCCCGGTGATCGCCAGGCAGTTCGGGGCAAGCGTCGGCCACCGGGCTGACGAACCCAGCGCGACTATTACAGCGGGTGGAGGCGGTAAATCTCAACTGGTTACCCCGACGCTGATCCAGATGGGTTACGGCGAGAGACACGGGCAAGAACCGCGCGTGCTGCAACTGAATAACCCGTTGGGTACTGTCACCGCCGGTGGCAATAAATTCGCGACGGTGAGCGCGTTCCTCGCGAAGAATTACGGCGGCAATTACACCGGGCCGGGCGTTGCCCTTGATGAACCAGCACACACGGTTACCACCACGGATCATCACGCGCTGGTTTCATCGCATCTGGTGAAGCTACGCGGAACTTGCCGGGACGGGCAGCAAACTGATCAACCGATGCCAACAATCACCGCTGGTGGCCTGCATGTTGGGGAAGTCGAAACGCTGCTGACATCCGGGGATTACAGCGAAGAGCGGGCGCAGCAGGTGCTGGCGTTCCTGCGGCAGTATTGCGGACCGGAATGCGACGGGCTGGTAACGATCGACGGCGTGGTATATCGAATCGTTGATATCGGGATGCGCATGCTGCAACCAGCGGAGTTGTACCGCGCCCAAGGCTTCCCTGAATGGTACATCATCGATCGGGATTATACCGGCACGACCTACGCGAAGGATAAACAGGTCGCCCGCTGTGGTAACGCCGTTCCGCCGCCATTTGCCGAGGCATTGGTGCGAGCGAATTTACCAGCAATGTGTTCTCTACATGAGTTTGCCGCCTGATATACTCCCCTCATTGTAGGGGAGTTTCCTTGATTAATTAGTGAGTATGAAATGTTGAATCACAAGGTCTTAGATATGCTTGCATTGGCATATTCAATTTTTGATATAAAGTTACTTACCGTAATTGCTACCGGGTTTACGATCTATTTTGGTTATCAAAAGATCTCAAAAAAAGTATGTGTCTCATTCATGATTTCTCAGAGTAAACTATATGACGCACATATAGGGAGTCTTGTTGTTTCAAATAAGCGAGATAACTCGTTGGCTATATCTTCAATTAAGCTTGAAATAGGAAACCAAGGCGGTTTTCAGTTGGTTAAGTTTGAGGAGCCATTGGTTTTAAAAGGATATGACACCAAGTTAATTGATGTTCCAAAGTACAGCAGGCTTTATCGTGGACATGTGCCAGTTAAAATCGGGTTTGATGATGTGCTTTACTTTTCAATTGTCACAATGTCAGGTAAGGTAATAATGTGTGATGTGGAAAGCCCTCTTTCATTAGATAGCATAGACGGGGGGATTTACAAAAGTGTTTCAACGTTTAATAATATCGTATTAACTGATAAAATGAAGTTTATCTTTTCATATTTTTTGGATGGAAAGGTAAGTGATATTATCTTTGACAAACATGGCTATATTTGGGACTCTACACCATTCAGATATAATGCTTTCCCAGATATGACAAAGGAGTCATTCAGGGATTTTCTAATCCAATATGGATATCATAAGCATTTTACAAATTACGCACTGTACGAAGTTAATGATCGATTGCAGGCGGAACTGGTGCTCAGTAAGGAAATGGTGAATTCTTTCCTGGATAAAGCAAATTAAAAAACTTAATTCTCAGAGGGGAGGCTTTAAGATTTCCGATACTATCTTCTGCGCCTGATGGTAACATCATGGCGCAATTAGAGCTTAACAGTATTCCTTAGAGCCCCACCCCGACGACATCGAAACCACCGATTTCTGCATTTAAAAATATAAATTCTGTGCCGTGCTTTCTCCGCAATAATAAAGGTAGAACATTGCCCGGAACTATGCAGATGCAAGATACGCAAAAGATAAGCCGACAACCTGTACTGGTGGTGTTGTTTAGCGCCGTTCGTCGAAGTGTTGGTACAAGCCTATCTGTCAGAGATGTGCATAGCCCATGGGGGGGCCACATTAACTGACACGACCTGTCATAAGACAGTGTTACTTAATATCGGCTTGTTACGTTAATTCAGCCAGCCGATGTAATCACCTCAAGATTATGTATTTAGTACATGATCGATATTACCGATCGATAAAGTGAAAATTGATCAATCAAAATTGTTAGTCGTCAATAACTGACAGTTAACTAACTGAAACTTATCTATTTCCACGAAAAAGTACCAACCTACAAGCGCTCCAGTGTTCCTATTAAAAACAAAGGCTTGCCCTATAAAATGCATTGTTAAATATTTTAAGTGGTAGTCAAATGACAGTTAAGTAAATAGTTAAGGATTTCATTTAGTTAATTCTTGTTGCATATCTCCAGACATTAAAATACTGTATATGCAAACAGTATTTGTAAGCAAAAAACACCACCTATGAATAGAATGATTGCCGCATTCCAGGATGTGGATTCGGCCGCATTAGAAGGCTTGACTCATGGTTACGAACGTCGCGTTTCATGCGCTAAGGGGGAGTAGTGGGAACTGAGGCTACATTGTCATTGACGAGTTATGACATTGTCAGACGCGATGATCGCGTTGTGGTGTACTCATTCGAAATGCCTGATTCGGGACGGGCTCTGTTATACCGGAACGGGGATAAGCTGAGTTTCAGCAAGGTACTTCCCGATGAGATTGTAGGCACACCAACGCTTTTCACCCAGATGCTTGAGCGTGCGGGTTACCGGGTTTCTCCCATTTCTGATATATTGTCTTAGCCAGCCTGAATAACTGGCAACCTGCTGCGCCCAGGAGGACACCTTGGCGCAGACACTTCCAGATTATTATCCCATCATCATACTGACGTTTTTCAGCGCCAGTGCTTTTTGCTGTCTCAACCGGGAGGCAGCATGAAAAAAGGCTGGTTCCATCATCATGACCTGACCGAGTATCAGGCTAACGAGCTCATAGCCCAGTACAAAGCCAGAAACGTGCAAGCCGCAAAAGCTTTGTCCCAGGATTATCTGTCCTGGACGGTAAGCGTGTTACTTCCCGAAAGTAAAAATCCTCCGCGGGTGGACCATACCTTTCAGTCAAAGCTGTGGGGTGAAGCATGATTTACGCCATAACCCCAATGGGAAAACCCCGAATGACCAGGTCTGATAAATGGAAAAAGCGGCCTGAGGTACTTCGCTACCGTGCGTTTTGTGACGAAGTTAGGGCGCGTGGTGTGATTCTGCCGGAGTCTGGTTCACATATAACTTTCATCCTTCCGATGCCGCAAAGCTGGAGCAAAAAAAAGCGTGCAGAGATGAATGGGAAACCACATAAGTCCAAGCCAGATAAAGACAACCTTGAAAAGGCTCTCCTAGATGCTTTGTTTGAAGACGATTCCCATGTCTGGGATTCGCGTGTCACAAAGCTGTGGGGTGAAGTAGGGCAAGTGATTATCAGGGAGGATGTATTGTGCGCGCCCTTCTGAATCCCATTGTCGTATCTGAGCTTGGCCTCGTTATATTCCGGCCTGGTGCGAGCCTTCTGGCACATTTCCGCCGGGGCCGCATGCTGCTGGAGAACGAACCTGATCGACTGGCAGACATGCCGACCGGCGAACTGCCACCTGCAGACCAGCCACTGGCGGAAGAGCCGGAACTACAGGACATCTTTGAAAACGAGGCTGTTCTCCGCCGCGCTGGTGGCATTAACGGGCTTGAAAGCTGGCTCACTGATGAAAACGGGTGCCAGTGGCCGCATGAAACCTGGCACGATGAGAACATGACAACTATGCGCCACCAGCCCGGAGCGATCCGTTTGTGCTGGCACTGCGATAACAAGTTGCGCGACCACAGCACTGAACAACTGGCAGGCATCGCCCGTGCAAACGCCGCCACTTATATCATCGCTACCGCACGTCGGGAGTTGGGCTTTGATAATTATCACTCGCTGACGCTACCGGAATTCTGCTTCTGGCTGGCGCGCAACGGCCTGGCAAACACCCTGCCAGATGATGCTGCTCGGCAGGTCCTCCGCATACCAAAGGAGGGGGTTAAGCACGTTTACCGCGAATCGGATCTGGTTCCGGGCATGCCTACACCCCGTGAAATTGTCCAGGAAGCGGCTAAGCAGGTGCTGGCGCTACGCATCGATCCGGAGACGCCGGAATCCTTCATGTTGAGACCGAAGCGGCACCGCTGGGTTAATGATAAGTACACCCGCTGGGTTAAGGCGCAGCAATGCATGTGCTGCAACAACCCGGCAGACGACCCTCACCACCTGATTGGCCACGGACAGGGTGGAATGGGTACAAAGGCGCATGACTTGTTCGTGATCCCGCTTTGCAGAGCGCATCACAATGAGTTACACAACGGGACCGTTGCGGCATTTGAACAAAAATACGGCACACAGCCTGAGCTGATTATCAAACTGCTGGACCGGGCACTTGCGCTCGGCGTTCTGGCGTAAAGGAGAACAAATTATGACACCGCGCCAACGCCGTCAGCATTACCAGAGTCTTGGAATCGTAGCCGTTGCTCCCCGTAAAAGTTATCTGGGGAAATTCACCCCATTAACCAATATTCAGGGGGCGTGGATAAAATCGCTTCTAACTATATGGGGCGAATGTGTCGGGGGTAAAACAAGAGCGGAATACCGACTGGCAAACAGCCGTCGTCTTTGGGGAGAGGTCAAAGAGTCAGGATGGTCAGACAAACAGCTTTCACGAATCACCGATGCGCTGACGCAGGCGCACAAGGAGGGGTTCAGAGGAGCGCAAGCAACTGTGCGGGCCAAAACACTGCTATGGGGGCCAGTGAGCGTTAGCGAAATGATTGCTGAATCAGAACGCCGCGATGATGCAGACTTTATCGAAGGGGTGATGCTTAAAACGTTTAAGTCAGACGATCCTGTCTTTATGGTCGGCATGCAGTTCTATACCACCAGAAATAAAATTTCTGACATAACCAAAGATTTACAATCAGTTGCACCATGGCTGACAGTCGGAGAGGCCCGAAAACGGGTTCGCTGGTGCCTCGAAATTTTCAGGGCAAAAGTGTTTCTTTCCGCGCGCCGTGCGCTTGATGATGGAGCTTATTTTTAGCTTAAAGTGCTATTAATTTGGCCCATTATTGAAAACGGGCCATAAAAATGGTTAATTACGTCATGCTTGGCAGAGCTGCGCCGCGATGGCAGCGACTAAAAGCAATCACAAAATTCCGAAACCTCGCCTCTGCGGGGTTTTTTTATGTTTGGCATATTTACTTCTTGCTGGCGTAGCGGACCAGAGTTATCTGTGTGTCACGTCATCGGAAAGGGTAAAAGACATGCTAAATCATAGCGATATGACAGAAACGGCGAAGGCTGTTTTGAACGCGCTGACATTCTCTCCGGCAACAGCCGGGGATGTCGCGGCAAAAGTGCACATTTCACACGAACGCTGCCAGCTGATACTGACTCAGTTGGTTATGGCGGGGTTATCGCATTATCAATTCGGATGTTATAAACGCCTCCAGTGAAGGAGGTTTCTTGCTGTGAAAATGGGCGGCTGGTGGGTGTTGTAGCACCCGGCCAGCCATTCGCTCATGTTTGAGGTCACAAGCGAACCAGGGCCCACTGCTTTAGCGCAAAAGCATAGTGAGCCTATCAGAGTACCGCTTACTGATCTATGAAAAATACTGTAAAAATATCCAGTGCTCATTTAATCAACGATGATTGTTTGCGCTTTGTTCAAACTCTTCCTGATAACTCTGTTGACCTGATTGTTACGGATCCACCGTACTTCAGGGTCAAGCCGAATGGTTGGGACAATCAGTGGAGAGGGGACGAGGATTATCTTAAGTGGTTAGACAGTTGCCTGGCGCAATTCTGGCGAGTGCTTAAGCCTGCCGGAAGCATCTATTTGTTTTGCGGACACCGGCTTGCCGCTGAAACGGAAGTGATGTTGAAGACGCGCTTTAACTTACTGAACCATATTATCTGGGCGAAACCGTCCGGCAGGTGGAATGGTTGTCACAAAGAAAGCCTGCGTTCTTATTTTCCGGCGACCGAGCGAATACTTTTCGCTGAGCATTACCTCGGGCCATATCGCCCAAAAGATGATGGCTACGAAAGGAAAGGCGCTGAAATTAAACAAAGCCTGATGGCTCCCTTGATCGAGTATTTCCAGCACGCCCGCGCTTCTCTCGGTGTGACATCGAAAGAAATTGCAGACGCTACGGGAAAGAAAAATATGGTTTCGCACTGGTTTGGTTCCAGTCAGTGGCATTTGCCGGGGGAAGCCGATTATCAGAAATTGCAGGATTTGTTCGACCGCATCGCGTACGACAAGCACCAGGGGAGCGAACTTATCCAACCACATCACCAGCTGGTGGCGACATACCATTCATTGAATCGTAAATATGTCGAATTACTGGAGGAGTACAAAGTGCTCCGGCGTTATTTTGCTGTAACAGCAGCAGTGCCCTACACCGACGTCTGGATGCATAAACCTGTGCAGTTTTACCCAGGGAAACACCCATGTGAAAAACCAGCCGATATGCTGCGGCAGATTATTAGCGCCAGTAGCAGGCCCGGTGATTTGGTTGCTGATTTCTTCATGGGATCCGGTTCAACGATAAAAGAAGCTGTGGCATTAGGGCGGCGCGCTATTGGTGTCGAACTGGAAACGGCTCGATTTGAGCAGACTGTTGCGGAAATTTCAGAGCAGTCAGGCACGGAAGCTAAATAACCAAAATATGAACCCGCATCTGCGGGTTTTTCCATATTCAGGCCTCGGGAATCACTATCAGATGGCCCTTCGTTAAATGCAGCCCGAAGGCCTGAACCTTTTCACGCACACAGCCTCCGCAAATAGCGAGGTAAGAGACTATGAAAATGCCTTACAAACAAGATTTCATTGCTGCTCTACTGGCTGCTAAAGAGCAGGGTATCGGCGCAATGCTGGCGTTTGCTATGGCGTATCTGCGGGGGCGCTATAACGGCGGCCCGATTATGAAAACGCTTATCGATGCCACCATGTGCGCGATGATCGCCTGGTTCGCACGTGACCTGCTGGACTTCTTCGGCATGGCAAAAAACCTTTCGTATATCGCCAGCGTCTTTATTGGCTACGTAGGGACAGATTTCATTGGCGGGTTTATCAAACGATTTGCCGCCAGAAAAGCAGGAGTGGACGATGCGAACCAGTGAAAATGGTATAAGCCTGGTCAAATCCTTTGAGGGGCTCAGGTTAGAGAAATACAAAGATGCCGTAGGTAAGTGGACTATCGGCTACGGGCACTTAATTCTTCCCAACGAAAGCTATCCGAAACCTATCAGTGAAAAACAGGCCGATGCACTACTTCGTGCCGATCTGGTAGTTGCTGAAGTCGGGGTACAAAACGCCGTGACTGTTGCACTCAATCAGAAACAGTTTGATGCGCTGGTGGCATTCACTTTTAACCTTGGTGTCAGCAACCTGAAAACCTCGACTCTGGTTAAAAAGCTTAACGCCGGTGACTACCGCAGCGCCGCCGATGAATTCCCGCGCTGGAACAAAGCAGGCGGTCAGGTGCTGGCTGGTCTGTCCCGTCGCCGTGAGGCAGAGCGTGCTCTGTTCCTGTCGTGATTACGTCGCTCTTAAAGCGCTACTGGCTTCGGTTGTTGGCGATTGCGCTGATTGGCGTCCTGGCACTCTTCGTTAATCATTACCGCGACAACGCCATCACCTACAAAGAGCAGCGCGATAAAGCAACCAGCGATCTGAAACTGGCGAACACCACCATTGATGACATGAAGGTGCGCCAGCGCGATGTTGCTGCACTTGATGAGAAATATACGAAGGAGTTAGCTTATGCGAAAAAGCAGCTTGATGATCTGCAGCGTTGCGTTAGCTCTGGTAAGTGCGGGTTGCGCGTCAACGCCAAATGTCCAGCGAATGGAACGGCCAGCGCCCCCGGCATGGATGATGCAACTAGCCCCCGACTTACTGACGCCGCTGAACGGGATTATTTCACCCTTAGAGAGCGAATCGAAACCGTCACCAAACAACTGACGGGGCTGCAGGTGTATGTGCGTGAGCAGTGTCTAAAGTAAGAGCTTCAAGAGTGCTAATTTAATATATGCAATAACGGAGAAGGCATCCTTGCCAATCAACTGAATTAACACAAAGAAATTACTTGCAGCAGGAAGCTTAAGGCTATCAAAAAAAGACCAACTACCTGTCCATATTTCCTGATCCTATTTTTTTTATTAACGGTTTCCATTTGAGCAACATCACAACATTCTGCTAGCGGTGATGGTTCATAACCGAACGTTGAAAACGCTGAAAGCAACGATCCTAAAAGGCCAGCCATAGCGGAATAGAGTTGAAATTCTGATGGTGACATAAATCCTCCTGGGCATCATATGAGCATTAGTACTCAATACTGTAATACACCATTTGTAACTAATTGAAAATGCTGACGAATTCGTCAAGAGCACAAAATGATCAAAGAGAGGGATTGATGCTTAGCAAAAGCATTACAGCAGGCATTCACTGAGTGCCTGTGATAATGCTTTTTATACGGACAAAATCAGTTTAATGTTTGATTCCTGATAGTGATAACAAAGGGGATAAAGCATGCCTGATCTGTCGCCGTTGGATTCGTGGTTAAAAGTTAGTACGTGGGACACTCATCACCCTTCGGATGAGGAGCGATTTTATAAATCGATTTATAAGTTAATTTTATCAAATGAGAAGTTAGTTGAACCTCAATATATCCGTGATTACATTATCGGTTATCATGCAAAAAGTAATAATCATGAGCATTTAGATAACATTGCCGGGATATATACTGAGAAATACGATGTTATTTTCAGCTTCTTATATGAAAATAAAATAAAGCTAAATTGAATTATTTATTCCATTAAAGCCACTGGCTTCCGCTGGTGGCTTTTTAAGGCGGCGCTATGAACAGAGACGAAACAACCATGATGCAGGTCATCATTGATGGAAAATTAACTGAGGTTCCCTTCCATTACGAAGAATGGAGCGGTGGACGCACAGTTAAGGTTCCTGACCTGACAGGCAGCTTTATTAGTGACACGACGATAGATTCCAGCATACCGCAGTTTATTACCGATCCTCAGTAACACTCATATCTAAAACTAAGGTCGTTACGGCGGCCTTTTTTATTGCGCTTCGCATGCGCTAAACAATCGAGAGTCTTTCAATCGTGAGCCTGGGGAACGCTGTTTTCTCGGGCGGCTGTCCCATGCAACAGGCTCACATCTAAAAGGAAAGTAGGATGCAAGTTACTATCGATGGTGGCCCGTATTCCTCAACCCCTGCTTGCTTCTGTCGCCGTATCAGCGTTTGCCCGTGGTCTCTCTTTGATGTTGATGATAATCATTATCATTTAAATGGGTCCTCCTGGCGGGGTCGCTGGCCACGGGGCGGCGGATTCGCGGGAATCGGCTGGTTTTCGTATTTCATAGTCATCATCATCATGTATGCAGGTCATTGATTTTTCAGCGACCGATTTTTCAATGATGTCGAAACGTTCAAAAAGTGTTCACCATCATGGACCAGGAAATCGCGGCCTTAAAACTTAACATTAACCAGCTGGCAGGGATGACGGGCGTACACCGCCAGACGGTTGCAGCCAGACTGAAAAATGTCAGTCCGGCAGCAGGCAGTAACAGCAAACTGAAGCTGTATCTCGTTACAGACATTCTGTGCGAATTGATGATCCCCACCGTTTCCACTGCAAGCCTTGACGATATGACGCCGGCTGATCGCCTTGCACACTGGAAGGCAGAAAACGAACGGCTGAAATATGAGGTCGACACGAAGCAGCTTATCCCGGCAGAAGATGTTGCTCGTGAATTTTCGCTGATGGCCAAAGCCGTGGTTATGGTGCTGGAAACCCTCCCGGACATTCTTGAACGCGACTGCGCGCTGACGCCTGCGGCGGTTTCGCGCGTCCAGAGCGTGATCGATGACCTGCGCGATCAGGTTGCACAAAAAGTAATGGACGCTGAACCAGAGGAGGACGAACAGACAGAGGAGGAGTGATGGCGAAACGGGCATCTGCCAGGGGGCTCCGCCGTGATGTCTCCGGCATTTTACGTGCCCCGCGCCGTATGCTGGTGGCCGATGCGGTCAGTAAATATATGCGCGTACCAATGGGAGCGGGTAACTCCGTTCCATGGGATCCAAATCTTGCTCCTTATATTATTGAACCGATGAATTGCCTGGCCTCCAGAGAATATGACGCCGTGGTGTTCGTCGGTCCTGCGCGAACGGGGAAAACCATCGGCCTTATTGATGGCTGGATTGTCTACAACATTGTCTGCGATCCGGCTGACATGCTCGTTATTCAGGTATCGGAGGAGAAAGCGCGGGAGCACTCCAAAAAGCGCCTCGACCGGACATTCCGGTGCAGTCCTGACGTTAAATCGCGGCTGAGTCCGCGCCGCAATGACAATAACGTCCACGACCGGACATTCCGGGCCGGCAATTACCTCAAGCTCGGCTGGCCATCGGTCAACATCATGTCGTCGTCTGATTATAAAAGTGTGGCACTGACCGATTATGACCGATTTCCCGAAGATATTGACGGGGAAGGGGACGCTTTCTCACTCGGTTCAAAGCGTACGACAACGTTTATGTCCAGCGGCATGACCCTGGTCGAAAGCTCACCGGGCCGTGATATTCGTGATACGAAATGGCGGCCTTCTTCGGCGCATGAAGCGCCACCCACTACCGGCATTCTCTCGCTTTTTAACCGTGGAGATCGGCGTCGCCTTTACTGGCAGTGTCCACACTGCCGCGAATATTTCCAGCCAGAAATTGCCAATATGACCGGCTACAGAGACACGCCCGATCCCGTTCTGGCAAGTGAGTCTGCTTATCTACAGTGCCCGTCATGTAAAGGAAAAATCACGGCAGATATGAAGCGTGAGCTGAATATCGGCCATGTCTGGCTGCGGGACGGGGAAAAAATTGATAGCGGCGGGCGAAGATACGGTGAGCCGCGTCGCTCGCGTATCGCGTCATTCTGGATGGAGGGGCCAGCTGCCGCTTACCAGACCTGGGCGCAGATGATCTACAAATTCCTGACCGCTGAACAGGAATACGAGGCAACGCAGAGCGAGGAAACGCTTAAGACGGTGATCAACACCGACTTCGGAAGGCCTTATCTTCCCCGAGCCAGTATGGAACAGCGCAAAAGCGAACTGCTCGAGCAGCGCGCCGAGGACGTACCCAAACGTTCAGTACCGGAAGTGGTGGCTTTTCTTGTGGCAACTGTCGATGTGCAGGGGGGGAAAAACCGGCGCTTCGTTGTCCAGATTACTGGCTATGGTGAGCAGGGGGAAAGATGGCTGGTTGACAGGTACAACATCCGTCAGTCGCTGCGCATGAATACAGAAGGTGAAAGTTTGCCGATTGATCCGGCCAGTTATCCTGAAGACTGGGATTTACTCCTGTCTGATGTGTTTGAAAAGTCATGGGCCTTAGCGAGTGATCCGTCAAAACGCATGCGGCTTATGGCGATGGCGGTCGATTCCGGCGGCGAGGATGGCGTTACCGACAATGCGTATAAGTTCTGGCGCAAATGCCGCCGGGAAGGCCTGGGTAAACGGGTGTTTCTGTTCAAAGGCGACAGTCAGCGCCGCGGCAAACTTATCACCCGCACTTACCCTGATAACACCGGAAGAACCGCGCGACGGGCTAAAGCCACCGGCGATGTACCGCTTTATCTGCTTCAGACTGATGCCTTTAAAGACAGGGTGAATAATGCCCTGTGGCGCGAATCACCCGGCCCCGGTTATGTGCATTTCCCGGCATGGCTGGGGACCTGGTTTTACGACGAACTGACATACGAGGAGCGTTCCGGCGATGGTAAATGGAGCAAGCCCGGACGTGGCGCAAACGAAGCGTTCGACCTGCTGGTCTACGCTGATGCGCTGGCGATCCTTCACGGCTACGAGAAGATTAAATGGCCGGATGCACCAGACTGGGCACGGCGGGAAACGTGGCTGGAGGACGCGCCGCCGGAAACTGGCGAAGCGCCATCCCCGCCGCCTGTGCAACCCGTGCCGGTAGTGAAAAGCCGGCGGAAAAAGCCGCAATCTGAAACTGAAGCAAACCCGTGGGCTACGTCAGGAGGCTGGGTGTGAAACAGAGCGATATCGAAGCCATGATACAGCGTTACACCGACGCCGAAATGGCGGTGCTGGGCGGTAAGTCCATCACCTTTAACGGGCAGCAGATGACCTTTGAAAACCTCGCCGAAATCCGCAAGGGACGGCAGGAGTGGGAGCGTCGCCTGGCTGCGCTTAACAACCAACGCCGGGGCAGACCGGGCTACAGACTGGCGAGGTTTGGATGACCATCCTTGACGATGCAATCGGCCTGTTTTCTCCGGCGTGGAAAGCGTCCCGGCTTCGGTCGAGGGCGGTCATACAGGCTTACGAAGCGGCTAAGCCCTCCCGAACGCATAAGGGGCGACGGGAAAATCGTTCCGCTAACCAGCTCAGCCAGATGGGCGCGGTATCTCTGCGGGAGCAGGCGCGCTGGCTGGACAGTAATAACGATCTGGTTATCGGAATATTCGACAAGCTCGAAGAGCGGGTGGTGGGGGCCAACGGAATAGTTGTTGAGCCTCACCCGCGAATGAAAAATGGAACCATCGCAAAAAAGCTGGTGGTGGATATACGCACTAAGTTTGCTGAGTGGTCCGTCAGACCTGAGGTGACCGGCCAGTTTACCCGCCCCATGCTGGAACGTCTGATGCTGCGCAGCTGGCTTCGTGATGGCGAGGTATTTGCGCAGATAGTCAGCGGAACGGGGAACGGGCTGGTACCGTCTGCACGGATCCCATTCTGGCTGGAGGCGCTGGAAGCCGATTTCGTGCCAATGACAGACGACGAATCGCAGAAACTCAGTCAGGGCGTATACCTGGACGACTGGGGGCGCCCCAAAGGATATCTGGTCTATAAAAGCCTGCCGGTTAGCGGGCGGCAGCTCACTACCAAAACCGTCGATGCCGAAAATATGCTGCATCTGAAATATACGCGTCGGCTGCACCAGACACGCGGCAACTCATTGCTCTCTGGTGTTCTGATGCGACTCAGCGCACTGAAAGAGTATGAGGATTCAGAACTTACCGCTGCCCGTATTGCCGCTGCGCTGGGGATGTATATCAAAAAAGGGGACGGGCAGAGCTACGAAGATGCAGGGACTCCGGGCAGTAAAGACAGCGACCGCGAACTGATGATCCAGCCAGGCATGTTGTATGACGATCTGCAACCTGGCGAAGAAATCGGAATGATTAAATCTGACCGACCGAATCCCAACCTTGAGACGTTTCGCAACGGGCAGCTCCGCGCCGTTGCTGCCGGTACACGGCTGAGTTTTTCCAGTACGGCCAGAAACTATAACGGCACCTACAGTGCGCAACGGCAGGAGCTGGTGGAGTCCACCGATGGCTATCTTATTCTCCAGAACTGGTTTATTGGCGCAGTCACCCGCCCCATGTACCGCGCCTGGCTGAAAATGGCAGTGGCGTCCGGAGAAATCACCGTGCCACGCGGCGTGGACATGGACACGCTCTACAGTGCGGTTTATTCCGGGCCAGTGATGCCCTGGATTGACCCGGTAAAAGAGGCCAACGCCTGGAAAACGCAGATCCGGGGCGGTGCGGCCACAGAATCCGACTGGGTGCGCGCCAGCGGCCGTAACCCGGACGATGTAAAAGCCCGTCGCAAATCTGAAATCGACGAAAACAGAGAACTGGGGCTGGTGTTTGATACAGACCCTTCCAATGATAAAGGAGGCACCAGTGCCGAAGTCAAAGAGCCGGGCGCGCCGCCGTCCGAAAGCCAGCGCAAAAGGTAATTCCTGGTTTCGTATGCAGGCCAGCGAAAACAGTGAAGCCGATATTTTTATTTACGACGAAATTGGCTACTGGGGTGTGACCGCCAGGCAGTTCGTCAATGATTTGAAGGCGCTGGGCGATATCACTCACATTAACCTTCACATTAACTCTCCGGGTGGCGATGTCTTTGATGGCATCGCCATTTTTAATGCACTCAAACACCATGGCGCCGCGATTACTGTTCACATTGACGGTCTGGCCGCGTCGATGGCGTCGGTGATCGCGATGGTGGGTAATCCGGTCATCATGCCGGAAAACACAATGATGATGATCCACAAGCCATGGGGATTCGCAGGCGGTGACGCCAATGATATGCGCGATTACGCCGACCTGCTGGATAAGGTCGAATCCGTGCTTATCCCGGCTTATGCGCAGAAAACCGGAAAAACCGCTGAAGAGATCGCCGCTCTGCTGGAAGACGAAACCTGGATGGATGGCGCCGAATGCCTTGCCCTGGGTTTTGCCGATCAGGTCACACCTTCCCTGCAGGCAATGGCCTGTATCCATTCCAAACGTATTGAGGAATTCGAAAAGATGCCGAACAGCATTCGTAACATGATCACGCCGCCGCGCAACAGCACCCAGCGTGAACCGCAAAACCCTGCACCACAGGCCCCGGCGGCTCAGACTCCGTCCGGCGCAGACGAAACGGCGATCCGTGCGCAGGTGCTGGCCGAGCAGAAAGCACGTGTGAATGGCATCGGCGATCTCTTCGCGATGTTTGGCGGCAAGCATCAGGAACTGCAGGCACAATGCGTTGCTGACCCGGAATGCTCCGTTGCGCAGGCAAAAGATTTGCTGCTGGCTGAACTGGGGAAAAACTCCACGCCGTCGAACAAAAATACGCCAGCGCATATCTACGCCGGAAATGGTAATTTCTCCCGCGACGGTATCCGCCAGGCGTTGATGGCGCGTGCCGGGTTTGAGCAGGCTGAGCGTGATAACGTCTATAACGGCATGACCCTGCGCGAATATGCACGCATGTCGCTGACCGAGCGTGGCGTGGGCGTCTCCAGCTATAACCCGATGCAGATGGTCGGTCTGGCACTGACGCACAGCACGTCCGATTTCGGCACGATCCTGCTGGATGTCGCTAACAAAGCACTGCTGCAGGGCTGGGACGAGGCCGAAGAGACGTTCCAGCGCTGGACCAAAAAAGGGCAGTTGTCTGACTTCAAAACGGCGCATCGTGTTGGTATGGGTGGTTTCCCGTCGCTGCGCCAGGTACGCGAAGGTGCGGAATACAAATATGTCACCACGGGGGATAAGGGTGAAACTATCGCACTGGCAACCTATGGTGAGATTTTTTCTGTAACCCGCCAGGCCATTATCAACGACGACCTGAATCAGTTAACGGATGTGCCAATGAAGATGGGTCGTGCTGCCAAAGGGACAATTGGTGATCTGGTGTATGCAGTACTCACCAGGAACGTGAAACTTTCTGACGGCAAGGCCATTTTCCATGCAGATCACCGGAACCTTGCTCAGGGGGCCATTTCCGTTACCAGTCTCGATAATGCGCGCAAACTCATGCGCCTGCAGAAAGAGGGTGAACGCTCCCTGAACATCCGCCCGGCGTTTATGCTGGTGCCCGTGGGGCTCGAAACAACGGCGAACCAGACCATCAGGTCGGCAAGTGTTAAAGGTGCAGACGTTAACGCCGGCATTATCAACCCCATCCAGAACTTTGCAGAAGTCATTGCAGAAGCACGCCTGGATGATGCGGATGCAAAAGCCTGGTATCTCACCGCCGCGCAGGGTACTGACACTATCGAAGTGGCCTATCTGAACGGGGTTGATACGCCCTACATCGATCAGCAGGAGGGTTTCACCACGGACGGTATTGCAACCAAAGTCCGTATTGATGCGGGCGTGGCGCCACTGGATTACCGCGGTCTGGTCAAATCCAGCGGAGAGTAATTTTCCGGCTAAATCTTCCGCCCGTAAGGGCTTTTTTTATATCTGAAATTCAGCCCGGCAGCGGGCTGAAAGGAGTGCTTTGTGGCTAAAAATTATGTTCAGGATGGCAAGACCATCATGCTGGCCAACAGCGGGCAGGACGAAATTCTCAGCGGTGCGCCAGTGGTTGTCGGTTCGGTTGTCGCCGTTGCGATCGGCAATATTCAGCCGGGTGAAACAGGCGATGGCTTTACTGAGGGCGTTTTCTTGCTCCCGAAGCTGGCCGCCGACGCTATTACGGCGGGCACCCACGTTTACCTGAAAAATGGCAGTGTGCAACTGGCATCGGCTGATGCCGTTGCGGCGGGTGTTGCCTGGGAAGATGCAGGTGCCGCGGAAACCGTCATTGAAGTAAAAATCAATGTCTAATCCCTTCGACAACATGGTCAGCCGCATGGATGCGGCAACCGTCGCGGTGATGGGGAAAGTTGCCATCATCAACGGCGTGCCATTCAGTGTCGTCCCGGCAGAATTTCCGGAAGATCTGGGGCCGCTACAGGGGAACGGCGTATCGCTGGTGGTGTTTTCGCCCTATACACCGAAGCGTAATGATGCCGTGGAATACCAGGGAGAGGATTTCATCGTAACCCGGCACGACATGTTTAACGGTAAACCCCGCATCTTCATTGAGTAGGAGGTGTCATGTCGATAAAAGGTCTCGAACAGGCGATGCGCAATCTGGAAAGTATCAGTAAAACTGCTGTTCCCCGCGCGTCGGCTCAGGCTGTTAACCGTATTGCAGCCCGCGCAATATCCCGCAGTTCAAAAACGGTCGCGGCATCGACAAGAGTGCCCCGAAAGCTGGTTAATCAGCGCGCCAGAATAAAAAAGGCGTCCCCACGCAAGCCTGTCGCGACAATCCGTATCAACAGGGGGAACCTGCCCGCCATTAAGCTGGGTATCGCGAGTGTGAAGCTGTCACGCAGAAAGCGGGATGTGAAGGGAGCAAGCAGTGTCCTGCGTATTGGCCGGTTTTCATTCCCCGGGGCATTTATACAGCAACTCTCTAACGGGCGGTGGCACGTGCTGCGCCGTACCTCGAAAAGTCGTTACCCGGTTGAAGTGGTGAGTATTCCTCTGGCCGCCCCATTAACGGATGCGTTCAATAAAGAGATCCATTCCCTGCGGGCAACTGACCTTCCCGGTGAGCTATCCGCCGCGCTCAAAAATCAACTGAGACTCATTTTAAAATGATCCATACGCACATTCGCGCAGCGGTTCTTGCCGCACTTGAGAATAATATCGCCAGTAAAACCATCTGGTTTGACGGTCGACCCGCTTTCCTTTCGCCAGATGATTTGCCAGCTGTCGCTGTTTATCTGACTGATGCGGAATGCACCGAAGACAGTCTCGACGAGGACATGTGGAGCGCTGTTCTTCATATTGAGGTTTTCCTTAAAGCGACGGAAACCGATTCGGCCCTTGATGCATGGGTTGAGGAAAAGATTTATCCCGTCATGAAGAATATTGTGGCACTCGACAGTCTGGTCGAAACGCTTTCGCCCTCCGGCTATGACTACCAGCGGGATGATGAAGCGACCACGTGGGGATCTGCCGATCTGAAGTATTCAATCACTTACCAAATGTGAGGACAGTATTATGGCGAAATCGCCTGTTCAACCGGTGAAAGGTGCCGGCACGACGCTGTGGATCTATACCGGCATCGGTGATCCCTACGCAAACCCGGTACTGGATATTGACTGGACCCGCCTCGCGAAGCTCAAAGAGCTGACGCCGGGCGATATGACAGCTGAATCGTACGATGACACCTATCTTGACGATGAAGATGCCGACTGGACCGCACCGGCTCAGGGCACCAAATCGGCAGGAGATACCAGTTTAACACTGGCATGGAAACCGGGTGAAAGTGGTCAGAAAGATCTTGTGGCGTGGTTTAACGATGGCTCCAATCGCGCATACAAAATCAAATACCCGAACGGTGCTGTCGATGTGTTCCGCGGCTGGGTAAGCAGCCTGGGTAAAGCCATTCCAACCGCGGAAGTGATTACGCGCACGCTGAAAATCACGAATGTCGGCAAACCGACGCTGGCGGAAGAGCAGGGGGACCCCATTGTCGCCGTCACCGGCGTCACGCTGGACAAAACCAGCGATGCTATCGGTATCGGCGATACCGGCACAGCAGTCGTTACGATCAATCCGGCAGGAGCCACCGACAAAGCCTTCCGTTTCGCGTCGTCAAAACCTGGCATTGCCACGGTTACGGCTGACGGCACCACGCTGAGCTATAAGGGCGTTGCCGCCGGAACGGCGGAAATTATTGTTATGACCAATGATGGTCAGTTTATTGCCCAGCTTGAAATCACTGTTTCCTGAATACGGGGCCCCGGCCCCTTCCCGGAGTCACTATGTCTTTCCTGAAAACTGATGAATTTGAGCACAATGGCGAAAAAATTGTGCTGTCTGAACTGTCGGCGCTTCAGCGCCTGGAATATCTCGCTTACACCGCCAGCTTACTGAAAGAAATCCCGGAAGATGCGGATGATGCCACACGGATGCAGGTGATGACCGCCGTAGAGCTGCGTATCGGAGCCCGGCTTGTCGGGCAGTCCCTGTGGCAGGCAGATATCAAAGGCCCGACGGTGGAAGAACTGCAGCAGCAGGTTCTTTCCACGTGGCCTGTAACGGCCATTGGCGCTGGCTCCCGTAAAGTGAAAGAGCTTTCCGCCATGCTGCCGCCTGAGCAGGGAGAAGAGGACGAGGCTGAAGAAGAGGTGCCGCAAAGCCCGGAAAAGTCTACACCAGTGAGCTGAACTTCGTGATGAAGCTGGCGCGCGAGTTTGGCAAACCCAACTGGCGCGCGATGCTGTCTGCAATGTCTTCGAGTGAACTGGCGGAGTGGGGCGTATTTTACCGGGAACAGTATTTTTCCTGCGATCTCATCGATAACCACTTTGCACGGCTGAACCATCTGGTTATTGACATGATGTGTAAAGACCATGGCATGACGCCTGCTGATTTCAGCCTTCTTAACCCCGAAAAAACCACACCCGACCAGGATGATGAGATGATCATGCATCTTGCTGAAGGTATTCCCGGAGGAACCCGCTATGGTCCAGCCAGTCGGTGATCTTGTTGTCAGTCTGGATATCGACAACGCAAAATTCACTGAACAGGTCGCATTTGCCCGTCGCCAGTTACAGGGGGCGGGAGAAGCGGCTAATGATGCTGCGTTGCAGGTACAACAGGCTTTCAGCCGGCAGGAAATTTCAGCCAGGAAGGCTGGAATATCAGTTGGACAATACAGAAACGCAATGCAGATGCTACCGGCGCAATTCACCGACATTGCAACGCAGCTCGCTGGCGGACAGTCGCCTTTTCTCATTCTTTTGCAGCAGGGTGGGCAGATCAAAGACTCCTTTGGTGGCGTGAAGGGGGCACTTACCGGGCTTGGTGATTACATCCGGATACTGCTTGGTCTTATCACTCCGACAACTCTGGCACTGGGAGGGCTGACCGCCGGGGCGGCGTTGCTGGCGCTGGATTTTTACCGCGGCGAACAGCAGGCAACCGCATTCAATCAGTCGCTGGCCAGAACCGGGAATATCAGCGGCCAGACAAGTGACAGCCTTTCCCGCTTGTCAGCTGTTATCGCAAAAAACACTGATGCAGGAAAATCGGCTGCCGCAGAGGCTGTGGCACAGGCAACCGGACTGGGGCTGACGATTGGGCAAATCCAGCAGGTCAGCCAGGTGGCACTCACGCTCTCGAAAAATACAGGGCAGAGCGTTGAAGATCTGGTCAATCAGCTGGGGAAAATACCGAAAGATCCGCTTAAAGCGTTCATCGATATCAACAGTCAGTACAACTTTGCAAACCTGGCCCTTTATGAACAGGTAAAGCATATGGTGGAACTTGGCGATGAAGCCGGCGCCACAAAACTGATTATTGACCGGCTCAGTGACAGTCAGAAACAGTTCAGCGACTCGGCAAAATCCGGTCTTGATGATCTCAGTAGTGTCTGGGAACAACTGATCGCGAAGATTCAGTCCTATAAGTTCTGGTCTGATCGTGTGGCGGATAATGCGACATCCGTGAAATTGCCCGAATTCCGGATGGGGACGGGTTCCGCCGTCTTCGACACGATCAACCAGCAGATGAACAACCAGTCGCAGAAAACGCAGAGTAACTGGGCGAACATCGCTGACAGCGTGAAAAATCTGGCTGGCTTTATCCAGCAGACTCATGCCGAAACGGTGAAGTTTAACCAGGAGCAGATCACCGCCAACAGTGAAGCCGACGCTTTCCTTAAATCTGCAAGGACCAATGCGGAGATCCGCAACGATTTACAGGCAAAATACCAGCGACAACTACACGACGGACTGATTACTCAGGACAAATATAACAAGCTGATTGCCGCCGCGAATGAAAAATATAAAGACCCGAAGGGCGCTCGCAGCACTGTTCCTGCCGGAGACCGCGCAGAAGATAAAGCGACGGCAGAACTGCTGGCGCTTCAGGCTCAGTTGAAAGTATTGCAGCAGCACCAGGGCATTAATGATGTTATCAGCCAGCAGCGTAAGGATCTGTGGGCTACTGAAGCGCAATTTACCGTGCTGGAAGATGCCGCAGGCAAGCGGAAACTGACGAAGCAGGAGCAGTCTCTGCTTTCCAGTAAAAATCAGGTTCTGGCGCTGGTGCAGCAAAAGGCATTACTGGGCGATCAGATCGTTGCGCAGGAACAACTGAACAAGCGGATGGATACCGCGAGTAAATATGTCACGCAGATGTCAGCGAAACAGGCTGCGCTGACAGGTGCATCAGTCCTGAGTGATCGGGATGCAGCACGACAGTCATCTTTTGCCCAGCTTGAAAGCGGCTGGCTGAATTCCGGCGGAAAGCTTACTGATACCGGTTACCAGAAAGAACTGGTTGCGCTGCGCAGTTATTACGCTGAAGAGGATAAATTGCGTGGTGACTGGCAGGCCGGGGCTAAAAAAGGTTTTGCAGAATTTGCAGATAATGCGACGAACGTGTATTCGCAGGTTCAGCAGATCTCCCAGGGTGCATTTACCGGAATGTCATCCCAGCTCGCTGATTTTCTGGTAACCGGGAAGTCAAACTTTAAAGATTTTCTCACCACTTTTCTGAAAGGGATTGCGCAGATGATCAGTCAGATGCTGGTCCTGAATACGGTTAAATCGACTTTCAGTGGCACTGCCTTTGGCTCTATGCTGGGCTTCGCTGGTGGCGGATTTACCGGGCCGGGAGGGAAATACGATCCTGCCGGTATTGTGCATCGCGGCGAGTTTGTCTTTACCCAGGAAGCAACAAGCCGGATTGGTGTTGGCAACCTCTATCGCCTGATGCGCGGCTATGCGAGCGGGGGCTATGTCGGAAATGCCTCATCTGTTACACCCTCATCATTCCTCTCGGGAGTGAGCGTTTACGCGCCGGTATCTGTCACGGCTCCTCAAAATAATACCAACCAGCAACATACTTCCAGTGAACAGGTCGGAAAGGCGTACCAACAGGTGATTGAACAATCTGTCACCGAAGGTATTCAGCGCGAAGTCCGCCCGGGCGGGATTATCTGGAGTGCACAAAACCGGAGGTGAACAGGTGGCAATTGAGGCTTTTACCTGGCCGATACAGGCGGCAGGGCAACCCACAATAAAAAGCAAAGACAACGTCAGAAAGGCACAGTTCGGTGACAGCTATATGCAGATCAGCGGAAACGGTATTCACCCTGAAACTCTGACGTTTGATTTTACCTTCACCGGTAAAACTGCTACCGGACTGGAAATTTATGCTTTTCTTCGACGCCATAAAACAAAAGCTTTTACCTTTAAACCACCTTTCGGTGAGCTGGCACTCTGGCGAGTTCAGGCGGACAGCCTGCAACAAATTATAAAGAGCAAAAAAGTAATATCGGTATCAGCAACTTTTGAACAGGCGTTCGCACCATGAATCTAAACAGCGACTATCAGAAGCTTCAACCCGGTAATGTGGTCAGGCTGATTGAAGTTGATGGCACAGCCTTTGGCGTTGCGGAAATTCTCCGGTTTCACAGCCACAGCATCCCGCATAGCGAGTCTGAGATTTTAGCCGCCGGGGGCGATGAATCGAAGTTACCGGCGAAGCCAGTCTGGTGGCAGGGAAAAGAGTATTCAGCCTGGCCGTATGAAATCGAAGGGCTGGAAAAATCCACTTCCGGTAGTGGAGCGCAACCAAAACTGTCTGTTGCAAACCTTGATGCGTCGATTACAGCACTCTGCCTGGCATACGATGATCTGCTGCAGGCGAAGGTTACTATTCACGACACACTGGCGCAGTATCTGGACGCACAGAACTTTGAGGGTGGTAACCCGACCGCAGACCCACTGCAGGAGAAATTGCAGGTCTGGTACATCGACGCAAAGAGCAGCGAAACCAATGAAGTCGTTGAGTTTGCACTCTCCAGCCCGATGGACCTGCAGGGATTAATGATCCCGACGCGCCAGCTGCATTCACTGTGCTCCTGGTGCATCCGTGGTCAGTATCGTTCCGGCAATGGCTGCGATTATGCCGGAACGCGCTATTTCGACAAAAACAACAATGCCGTTGGTGATCCATCACTCGACGAGTGCAACGGTACGCTGACGGCCTGCAAGCTGCGGTTCGGCGAAGGCAATGAGCTGTCTTTCGGTGGCTTCCCGGGCACGTCTCTGATCCGGAGTTGATATGCGCCAGAAAACACTCGATGCCATTATGGCGCATGCCGCTGCCGAACATCCGCGCGAGGCCTGCGGGCTGGTAGTGCAGAAAAGCAGAGTCGAGCGCTATTTCCCCTGCCGCAACATTGCCGGTGCGCCAGAGGACCATTTTGTCCTTTTCCCGGAGGATTATGCCGCAGCGGAGGACTGGGGAACTGTCATCGCAGTCGTACACAGTCACCCCGATGCCACAACGCAGCCCAGCGAGACAGATAAGGCTCAATGTGATCTCAGCGCACTGCCCTGGCATATCGTCAGCTGGCCAGAAGGTGATTACCGAACCATCCTGCCGCGCGGTGAACTGCCGTTGCTGGAGCGTCCGTTTGTGCTTGGCGTCTATGACTGCTGGGGGCTGGTGATGAGCTGGTTCCGGCAAAAACACAGTATTGAACTGCCAGATTACCGCGTCGATTACCCGTGGTGGGAAGACCAGTATCCCGACAATTTTTACCAGGACAACTGGTACGAGTGCGGCTTTCGGGAGATTACTGGCGAACCGCAGGCGGGTGATGTGTTGATCATGCAGGTTCAGGCGAACAAGTGGAACCATGCGGCGATCCTGCTGGAAGGCAACATGATGCTGCACCATCTTTACGGGCGACTGAGTAATCGCGAGCCATGGGGTGGTTACTGGCTTGAAAGAACGATGAAAATCCTTCGGTATAAAGATTTCGTATAGCAGGGGAGATTATGCAGGAAGTCATGACAAGAATCGAACTGGGCGGAATACTGGGCAAAACCTTTGGTAAAACGCACCATCGCTTAATCAGTACCACTCACGAAGCAACCCGCGCGCTGGCGGCAACAGTAAAAGGATTTGAGCAGTTCATGATTTCCAGTAAGCGACGCGGCCTGACGTATGCAGTATTTTGTGGGGAAAAGAATATTGGCGTTGATGATCTCGGTTTCCCTGTGGCGGGAGAAGTTGTTCGAATTATTCCTGTACCCATGGGGAGTAAGAAAGCGGGAGTATTGCAGACAATACTTGGGGCTGTTCTGGTCGTTGTTGGTGTGGTGATTGGTTATTTTTCTGGTGGCACGCTTTCAGCAGTGGGTTACGGCATGGCTAAGATGGGTGCGGTCATGATGCTGGGGGGAGTAGTGCAGATGCTCTCACCGCAAACCGCTGGCCTGGCAAGCAAACAGGATGCCGATAACCGTGCTTCATATGCTTTCGGCAGCGTGACGAATACCGCTGCACAGGGCTACCCGGTTCCATTGCTCTATGGTAAACGCCGCATTGGTGGCGCCATCATTTCAGCCGGTATTTACGTCGAAGATCAGCAGTAAATCACTCCTAACTGACCTCAATTGAATAACCGCCTTCAGGCGGTTTTTTTATGGACGTAATATGGCATACAAGAAAATTCAGGGGCGCAAAGGTGGCAGCTCGAGCTCCCGCACGCCGACAGAACAGCCTGACGATCTCCAGTCAGTGGCGAAGGCGAAGATCCTTGTTGCGCTGGGTGAAGGTGAGTTTGCTGGACAGTTGACAGGCCAGACCATCTTCCTCGACGGTACACCGTTACTGAATTCCAGTGGTCAGCCTAATTTTAGTGGTGTTGCATGGGAGTTCCGCGCCGGTACTCAGGCCCAGACCTACATTCAGGGCATGCCTGGCACTGAAAACGAGATAAGCGCAGGCGGCATTGAAATCTCCAGCACGACAAACTGGACCCACACTTTTACCAACTCACAGCTTTCAGCCATTCGCCTGCGCTTGAAATGGCCGTCACTCTATAAACAGGAGGATGACGGCGATCTGGTGGGTTACAACGTCCGTTACGCCATCGACCTGCAAACCAATGGCGGGACTTTCGTCACGGTTATTGACTCGGCGGTGAACGGAAAAACGACGTCCGGCTACGAACGCAGCCACCGCGTTGATTTACCACGTGGGGCAGCAACATGGACCGTGCGTGTGCGTAAACTTACGGCAGATGCAAACAGCGCCAAAATCGGCGACACGATGACGCTTCAGAGTTACACGGAAGTGATCGACGCCAAGCTGCGTTATCCGAACACGGCGCTGCTGTATATCGAGTTTGACTCCAGCCAGTTTAACGGGTCTGTACCGCAAATATCCTGCGAACCGCGCGGGCGGGTTATCCGCGTGCCTGATAATTATAATCCGGATACCCGCTCATACGGCGGAACATGGTCAGGTGCGTTTAAGTGGGCATGGACTGATAATCCTGCCTGGGTTTTCTATGACCTGGTGGTATCCGATCGCTTTGGTCTTGGCAACCGCCTGACCGCCGCCAATATTGATAAATGGTCCCTGTATCAGGTTGCGCAGTATTGTGACCAGCCCGTACCCGACGGGAAGGGCGGGACAGGGACCGAGCCCCGTTATACCTGTAACGTTTATGTGCAGGACCGCAACGACGCTTATACCGTTATGCGGGATTTCGCGGCTATCTTTCGCGGCATGACCTACTGGGGTGGTGATCAGATCGTTGCGCTGGCCGATATGCCGCGCGACATCGATTACAGCTACACGAAAGCGAATGTCATCGACGGGCGTTTTACCTACAGCAGCAGCACCACAAAGAACCGCTATACCACCGCGCTGGTGTCATATTCCGATCCGGATAATGGCTATGCCGATGCGATGGAGCCGGTATTCGAGCAGTCCCTGGTGGCGCGTTACGGATTCAACCAGCTTGAATTAACCGCAATCGGCTGCACTAGGCAGTCTGAAGCCAACCGCAAAGGGCGCTGGGGCATACTGACGAACAACAAAGACAGGATCGTTACCTTTGGCGTTGGCCTGGACGGGAACATTCCGCAACCCGGTTATATCATCGCAGTAGCGGATGAAAATTTGTCTGGCAAGGTCACGGGCGGACGTATCAGTTCTGTTAATGGCCGGGTAATTAGCCTGGACAGAAAACCGGACGCGGTAGCTGGCGATCGCCTGATCCTCAATCTGCCATCCGGCGCGTCACAGAGCCGGACCATTCAGGCCGTGAATGAAAATATCGTGACGGTGACCACCACTTACGGCGAAACGCCGGAGCCGGAAAGTGTCTGGGTCGTCGAGTCCGATACGCTCTATGCGCAGCAGTACCGTGTGGTCAGCGTGGCGGATAACAACGATGGCACGTTCACGATCACGGGTGCCGCGCACGACCCGGACAAATATGCCCGAATTGATACCGGCGCGATCATTGATGACCGCCCGGTCAGCGTGGTGCCGCCGGGCAATCAGGCGGCGCCGGATAACATCGTTATTGACAGTTATTCTGTTGTTAACCAGGGGATCAGCGTTGAAACGATGCGCGTCTCCTGGTCAGATGCGGCGAATGCCATCGCGTATGAAGCGCAGTGGCGGCGCAACGACGGTAACTGGGTAAATGTCCCGCGCAGTTCCACAACCTCCTTTGAGGTGCCGTCAATTTACGCCGGGCGTTATCTGGTGCGCGTTCGTGCCATAAATGCTTCTGAAATTTCCAGTGGCTGGGGGTATTCGACGGAAAAAACGCTGACCGGGAAGGTGGGCAATCCGCCGAAGCCGGTCGGATTTATCGCGACGGGGATTAATTGGGGGATCCGCCTAAACTGGGGGTTCCCGGCAAACACCGCCGATACGCTGAAAACGGAGATTCAGTATACGGCGAACAGCGACTTTTCTGATCCGCTGCTTCTTTCCGATGTTCCTTACCCGTCTGCGGAATACACCCAGCTCGGGCTGAAAGCCGGACAGGAATTCTGGTACCGCGCGCAGCTGGTCGACAAGACTGGAAACGAGTCAGGGTTTACCGACTGGATAAGGGGAATGGCCAATGATAAAGCCTCTGACTATCTTGGCGATATCACAGGTGATTTTCTTTCCTCTGCTGATGGCGACCGCCTCCGCAGCGACATCAATACTAATCTGGACGCGGCCCTGCAGAATGCCCTGGCGAATAACTCGACAGTGGATCAACAGTTCGCACAGTTGGGCCAGGTACGTGCTGATATTCTCACAGTTAAAACGACCATCGCAGCCGTCGACAAAGCGATGGCAGAGTTGTCCACAACGGTGCAGGCGCAGATTGAAGACGTTACCGCCACTCTCGAAGATAAGCTGACGGCCACAATTGACGCTGATGGTGCTACGGCTATTCACACGCTTAAAGCCGGGGTGCGTATAAACGGCGTCATGTATAACGCTGGAATGTCGATCGCTGTGCTTGCGCAGGCCGGGCAGCCGGTAGTAACCCGCGTTGGCTTCAATGCAAACCAGTTTGTCCTGATGAGCGGAAGTGGCGATACGCAATATTCACCCTTCGCCGTTGTCAACGGGCAGGTGTTTATTTCCAGTGCTTTTATCCAGGATGCAAGCATCACCAATGCCAAGATTGCTAACGCGGCGATTACAAATGCAAAAATCGGCAACAATCTCTATTCGGCAGGATATACGGCCAGTGGACAAGGTGGCTGGTTACTGTCAAAGGATAATAATAACCTTTCGTTTGTAAGCCCCAGCAAGACTTTGCGGGTACAAATAGGTCATATAACGGGAGTTGCACCAAATGTCTGATTTCGGTTTCGCCAGTTGGTCAGAAAATGGAACGCCAAACAACTATGGAATCAAACCTGTTACGGTCATTCAAAGTATATCTCTCGCCCTGAACCAAAAAACAGGAACCTATGTATTTACAGTTCCATCAGGATACAAACTTGGATTTATATTTGTTCCTGTTGGGGCTAGTTCTTACGTAGCTGGCCGGAGAATTATAACTGTAAGCGGATCATCAATTGTTATGACGGCCGGAACTGATAACGCGCTTAACCAATTTCAGGCATGTCAGGCAAGTCTTGTGGTATTCGTGGAGGTTGCATAATGTCTGATTTTGGTGTTTTGCTGACAACTCCAGGTGGTGCTGCATTTGTAACTCCACAATCGACACCTTTATGCCTTTACACGACTGTTTCATTCACTTCTTCAAAGGTTAGCGATGTGCTGAATCAGGCTGTGGGAACCATCAGTATGCCGGACATGGCGCAGCCGATAATTCCATTCTGCTATGCATCTAAGCCATCGTCGGGTGCAGTAGCGTTCTTTGCAGAGCGAACGTCGACCGGGATAAGGGTGACTGGTAATAACACCATCGGCAATTCATCGTTTACTATGACCGTTCTGGTATTCACTTTCTTTGAGCAGCCAATGCCAAATCCGCCGTATGGGCTGGCAATTTGGGATGAAAATAAAAAACTAATTCTTACCCATGAGTCTAAAGTGCTTACTGATATAAGCACTGTAGGTAGTTGGGGGAGTGCCGGCGGAACTAATATTGATACAACATTGAGTGGACGTTGGGCAATAATCCCTGACTGCTCAGGGCAGCAGCAGTGGCAGTTTTCATCAGGTGGACCTGGGGGGGTAGTCATTTCTCTCGACACTGGTTTTAGTGCTGATTATGATGGAACCAATACAAGAATTCGACCTGCGTTGTTTCAGTATCCTGGCGGATCGGCGCAGATGGTCGGAGCAACGAACGCAGGTAACGTTGTAACGGCAATAAATGTATCCAATTATATTTAACGATCATCGATCGTTTTCATCGATCAATAAGTGCAGATCTATCTATTTAATCTATTTTAAGTATTAATATGGTGGTTGTAGTTTATTACAATAAAACCATCTGGATATCTAAAATGAAAAAAACACTTTTGATTATGCTTATTCCTGTTCTTTTGTCTGCTTGCTCTGGTTCGATTATTGAAAAGCAAGGGCCTGTATGCCAGGCTACAGCGCAAATCGGCGGACAGACGCAGTTGGTTCAAATTTATGCCGTGCGTAAAGTAGCAGAGCAGACTGAGTACAAGGCAGGCTATCCGTTTAACTGGCGCTGGGTGAATAAAAGTAACTTTACCTCTTCGACGTGTAAATAATTTATGTTAAATAACAAAACCCGCTCAGGCGGGTTTTTTATTGTCTGGAGAAAATATGTCAGCAGGAACATTAGTCCTGACGAACAACTCTGATGTTGTTTCCGGCGCAGGAACGGCATTCAGCACTGAGCTGGTGGCCGGTGATTTTATCGTGGTTACGGTCGGAGGCATCACCTACACACTGCCTGTTAAGTCGGTCGACAGTGACACGCAGATAACGCTGATCAGTAAATACACCGGGCCAGCGCAAAGTGCGGTAGCGTGGAGCGCCGTTCCGCGTGAAACACAGAACCAGGTAACCGCTGCGCTGGTGGCACAAACTACGGAAGCCCTGCGCGGACTAAACTATGACAAAGCGAACTGGCAGGCGGTTTTCAGTGCCAGCGGAGATATCACGGTGATCCTTCCCGATGGCTCCACGTATACCGGGCCAAGCTGGAACAAGATTGCTGTATTGCTCAACAGCATTGATCCGGATGCGATACAGGCGCTGGCAGACCAGATTCATACGGATGCACAGCAAGTCGAGGAAGATCGTCTTGATGTTAATGCGAAATCCATGCAAGTAGCAACCGATGCCAGTACAGCCAGTTCTGCTGCAACAGCCGCAAACAATGCTAATACTGCCGCTCAGGTTGCAAAAGAAAATGCAGCACAGTCCGCCCAGGATGCCGAAGATGCACGTGCGGCCATCGGTGATCTACAGGCTGCGGTCGATGCAGTCAATGGGGTGGCGACGCTGCCACTTGGCCTACCATTCTGGTGGTTTAGCCGTTCCAACATACCCGCTGGTTGTGTTGCATACGATGGGCAGGAACTTGATCAGGCAACCTACCCAACGGTCTACGCCGCTATAGTTGCAGGTACGCTGCCGGTAGTGTCAGAAGCGATATGGCAATCCACGCCCGCTAAACGCAATTGTTTTACGCCTGGTTCCACGTCTGGAAAATTCCGGTGTCCGGATATGAACGGGGCGACCACCGGTAGCATTGCGCAGATTGCCCTGACTGGCGGCATTGCCTCACAGGAAGGTATTAAAAAAGGTGAGGCACCGAACATCAAAGGCTCTTTGGTTTCCTCTACAGGTGGCGGTGTATCAGCAACTGGCGCGCTGGTGCAAACCACCACTCCCGCATCGACAACAATCGCAGGTGGATCTGCGGCAACAATCCGAACGGGTGACATTAATTTCGACGCCAGTAAGTTCAATGCCGGTTATAGCGATGCTGCAACTGATTTCCATCCTGCCCGTGCGAACGGGGTGATTTGCGGGCAACTCTTCGGGCGTATTACCAATCCTGGCGATGTTGATGGTGCAACACTTGCCACCCGGATCGAAACTGTTAACACGAATTTACTCACCTCGGTTTCCTCGACGAACTCAAGGATCAGCTATGCCCTTGTCGATTTCGGTACCGTATCAGTAGGTACCCGCACTGTAAAAGCTAATCCATTTGGTAACAACACACCGGTTATATGCGTTGCAGAAATATACGGTAATGGGAAATGGGGGGAGGCCGGGTGGATTTATACCGCTGCGAACACAGTATATGGTGTTAATGGCGGTATGGTCGTCGGAGAAGGTCTGGTTGTTCAGACGGCAGCTAACTATTTGTGCGGCGACGGATATTCGGTTGGTGGTTTGATTGGAAACGGATTTGCTCCTACATCTGCACCCTGCAGAATGCATGTATTCAAGGTGACAGCATGATTATCTATGTTTACAAAGGCGACTATCGCTCTTTTGGTTTCTCACCTGAATTATGGAATGGTGAAGTGATCGAAGTTGAAGTTACGGATGATTTCCAGGGGGGCGGCAAACAATATATTCCTGAATCAGGGGAGTGGATCACTGACGCGGTTCTTCCTGTCGACCATATGGCGGAGGCGGAGTCATACCGAAGTTATCTTCTATCGAATGCGAATAAAATTACAGCAGACTGGCGTACAGATCTTGCTCTGGACATCATCGATGATGTTGATCGAGATAAGCTCATTGCATGGCAGAAGTACATCAAAGCGGTGAAAGCGGTGGATATCACAACTGCGCCGGAAATGATTTGGCCAGCCGCGCCAGGCTCATAATATTTTCATAACGTAACCTGTTATATCAGAAAGAAAACAGATCTATGGTGGGTTTAAGCTAAACGTAGCGGTATTGCTCTGCTGAGAAAAATTAACTACTGTATATAAAAACAGTATTAAGCGGGGCTACACTATGCAGTTCATCAAACCATCAAATTTTCCGCGCGCCGTCATTGCGCTACCGCTTTTCAGCGATCTCGTACAGTGTGGATTTCCGTCGCCAGCGGCGGATTATGTCGAGCAACGCATTGATTTGAATGAGCTATTAATCCATCATCCAAGCGCTACGTATTTTGTAAAGGCAGCTGGCGATTCAATGATCGAGGGTGGGATCAGCGATGGTGATCTCCTGGTGGTTGACAGCTCCCGGACCGCTCAGCATGGCGACATTGTGATAGCGGCTGTAGATGGTGAATTTACAGTTAAACGCCTTCAGCTCAGGCCAACCATTCAGCTCAACCCAATGAATTCGGCGTACAGCCCGATCAGGGTGACGAGCGAAGATACGCTGGACATTTTCGGTGTGGTGACTTTTATCGTTAAAGCGGCGAGCTGATTATGTTTGCGCTGTGCGATGTGAACTCGTTCTATGCGTCGTGCGAGACGGTATTCCGCCCGGACCTGAAAGGGCGTCCTGTTGTCGTTCTTTCGAACAATGACGGCTGTGTCATTGCGCGCAGCGCTGAAGCGAAGCCACTTGTCGTTATGGGTGAGCCTTACTTCAAGCAGAAAGAGGCGTTCAGGCGGCACGGCATAGTTGCGTTCAGCAGCAATTACGAGCTGTACGCGGATATGTCAAACCGCGTGATGACGACACTCGAGGAGATGAGCCCTCGCGTCGAAATATACTCAATCGATGAGGCATTTTGTGACGTGACCGGCGTTCGCAATTGCCGGGATTTAACCGACTTTGGGCGCGAGATACGCGCGACCGTGTTGAAGCGCACTCACCTGACTGTCGGCGTCGGCATAGCTCAGACCAAAACCCTGGCGAAGCTGGCCAACCACGCTGCAAAAAAATGGCAGAAGCAAACCGGGGGCGTTGTAGACCTGTCAAATGTTGACCGTCAGCGCCGTTTGTTGGCGATGGTGCCGGTGGAGGATGTCTGGGGTATTGGCAGGCGCATCAGCAAGAAGCTCAACGCTATGGGTATAAAAACTGCGCTGGAGCTTTCAGAGCAAAGCACCTGGATTATCCGGAAGCATTTTAATGTCGTGCTAGAGCGAACTGTGCGGGAACTGCGCGGGGAACCCTGCCTCGGACTGGAGGAGTTCGCACCGGCAAAGCAGGAGATCGTCTGCTCCCGCTCATTCGGGGGCCGCATCACTGACTATCACGAAATGCGCCAGGCCATATGCAGCTATGCTTCACGCGCTGCTGAAAAATTACGTGGTGAGCACCAGTATTGCCGGTTCATATCCGCTTTTGTCAAAACATCGCCCTTTGCACTTAACGAACCGTACTACGGCAACAGCGCATCGGTGAAGCTGTTAACGCCAACACAGGACAGCCGGGATATCATCGGCGCCGCAACGCGCTGTCTGGACAGCATCTGGAAAGACGGTCATCGATATCAGAAAGCAGGTGTTATGCTGGGCGACTTTTTCAGCCAGGGCGTGGCGCAACTTAATCTTTTTGACGATAACGCCCCACGCGCGAATAGCGAAAAACTGATGGCGGTACTGGATCAACTCAACGCAAAAGACGGGCGCGGAACGTTATATTTTGCAGGGCAGGGGATACAACCCCAGTGGCAGATGAAGCGTGACATGTTATCGCCGCGTTATACGACCCGATTCTCGGATCTGCTGGTGGTCAGGTGACTGGTTCGATTAACTCTGGTCCCTGATTTTTCGGATTCCCCACGGCGCGCGAAACCGCGTGCCAGATAAACTTGTCGGCAGACACTGCACCGTCAGCGATAATCTCTTCCGCTTCTTTCCCTCCGATCTCCTGCCGCATCCATTCCCGTGCTGCTTCCGGTGACAGCACCAGGGGGCGTCGGTCATGAATATCGACCAGGCCTTTATCTGCTGCTGATGTGACTATCAAAAACCCCTCATCCTCGTCGCCACGCTCGAACGGAGTGCTGCCGATCGCCGCCATGAATATAGGCTGGCCATCTTCCCGGTGAATGAAGTAGGGTTGTTTCTTGTCGCCTTCCTTCCGCCACTCGAACCAGCCGTCGGCAAAGCAGATAGCGCGGCCATGTTGCCATAGCGGCTTAAACATCCTGCTGGTGGCCGCAGTTTCTACCCGAGCGTTGATTAGTGGTGCCTTATCCCACCATCCCGGTGCATATGACCAGAGTACAGGATCAAGATAGAGTTGTTCGTCACGTTCACTTAGCAGCAAAACCTTTGTTCCCGGCGATACGTTGTAACGGCCAATGGGTTCCGGGTCGTAAGCAATGTTGCGATCAGCTTCATCGGCCAGGTATGCCAGGTACTCTTCACGGGTTTGGGCTTGTGCAAAACGTCCACACAT